AGCATTGCTCCCGCATTCTCTGCGCTCTTTGGAATTTTGCTAATGGATGAAATTATTCCATCTGCAATTCCGTTAAATCCTTCCGTAGCCGTTTTTACATTTTCAATCCCTTTTCCAAATATGGACAACGCCGGAGCTGATCCGGCAATTACCACTGCCATTTTTCCAAGATTCAACAGTTGATCACTGTTCATTCCCTTCAGCTCATTTGCTAATTTGGAAATACTATCAGTAAAACCTTTTACTTGTGGAACAGCGCCGCCGATTTTCCCGGCAAGTGCGCTAACAACATCCATCCCCGTTTTTCCTAATCTTGGGATGATCTGTCCTAAATTTTTAAAGATATTCTGCGCTGCAGTCCAGAATGTCTCTACAAGGTCATTTGCACTTATAACTCCAACTTCAAAGTTTTCCCAAGCTGCTTTGGCGGAATTCACAGAACCTTCAATTGTAGTCGCTGCTTCTTTCGAAGTAGTCCCAGTGATTCCCATCTGCTTTTGGACAACACTAATAGCATTTACAATATTTCCGAAGGACAAACTGCTTGCATCGACTGTAACACCAAGTTCTTTCTGGACATCAGTCATCTTTGACGCATCAGAAATGAGACGTTTCATCTCTTCCTGAGTACCGCCATACCCAAGCTTTAAGTTATCTAGCATGGTGTAATTCTGTTTCGCAAAACCCTGATAAGCGTTCTGGATGTCACGCATATTCGTGCCCATCTTATTTGCGTTATCAGACATATCCACAATAGCCCGATCTGCGTAAGATGCCGCTTTCGCAGTATCTCCTCCTAGGCTCTGCAACAATGATGCTGAAAAACTTGTCACTGTTTCCATGTAATTGTTTGCGGACATTCCCGCAGTCTTGTATGCCTTATTTGCGTTTTCTATGACTGTATTCGCACTGTCCTTGAATAGAGTCTCTACACCACCTACCTGTTGCTCCATGTTGGCAACTACGCCGAGTGACTGTTTAATAATCACACCCGCTACGGAACTTGATAATGCTGTAAAAATCCCGTTAGCTTTGCTGGCTATGCCGGCAATAGATCCAACTCCTTTACCAGCTAATCCACATAATTTATTTATGCCATCATTGAAGCCTTTTTCATTTATCTTGGTATCAAAATTTAAATAGCCGTCTGCCATACTATCATCCTTTCTGATAGCACGGCTCAACGGCTCACATGTGCTTTATATCTTTATTTTTACTTCTCTTTTACACTCCCGACAGTTAATATATACCCCTTCACATTTGGCGGTATTATCGTATATTAATAACTTCTTACCGCAATAAGGACACCGGAACCACTTTCTTTCTGTCGGGATCTTAATCATATGCTCCATCACGCAAACATTTCTCCAATCTCATAATCTGTCATTTTTCTCCGATTCTTCTTTTTCAGCGCAACTATCTCCTGTATCTTTTTAATTCTCTTACGCTCGTCCTTATCTTTAATTGTCCGGAGATCTATGCTCCGGTACATAATTCTCTGTTTGATCTCTGTCTTTTCCGGAAGGCCAGCAAACAATGTCTGGAACTCCCACCAGTGCATATACGGAATCGTCTGCAGATTAATTCCATACACCTCTCGGAATGCACTGTAAATACACTCTGCATCTTGTTCAAAAGAATACAATTGCTTCGGTGCAGATCCGGTAATACTCTCATCCTCTTCTGCGTTTTCTGTTTTCATTGCCAGAAAATCACCCAATGCATAAACTGCTGTTTCCAGATCATCCGGAATCCCATCTATGTACCACTGCAACAACAGTCGGCACTTAATTTGCCAAGGGACTTTGGCATCATCAATCAATTGTATAAAACGGATCCATTCTCTAAAATCGGTTTCAACTAAGAATCTTTCTCCATTTACTCTGACTGTTTTCGGAAATTCTTCGAATAAAATATTCATAACATTTTACCCTTTGTAATGCTGCTTCTTTTTCTTTCCCTGCTGTTTGTTGTAATAACGTCTCTGCTGTCTGTTTCCATGTTCCTGCACGTTATATCGATCATATTTTTCGAAGAACTCTTCTGTCTGAGTATTTTCACATTCTGAAAGTTTCTCTCCTGCTTCTATACATAATTTATAACTTGTTCTCCCTTGGAACATAGCTTCATGCGTTCCTTCCCCGAAAAGATAATCGAAAAAGTTAAAATAGCACTGACACTGAGCTCTAAACAATTCTGCTGTTTTCCCTGTCTTTGGAACTTTAGCTGCATCTTCCGACAGCTTCTCTTGTGCATATTCCAAGTCCGTCAAAAAATCAGCATCTGTAAAATCCACTTCCGTTTCAAAATCTCCAAATTTAAAAAGGCTCATCGGCTCACTCTCCTATCTTTACTCTGCTGTAAATGTACATGTCTGCCAGCTGTCCGTTGTTGTAGCAGTTCCCTTGATGATTTCCCCGGCTGCTTTAAAGCTTCCTTTGTAGATCAGTGCATCCGTTCCATCACCTTCCGTATCCGGAATCACGCTCCAGTCACGTTTTCTTGCTGTGCAGGTATTCGGATCTTCTGACTTAACTTCAAACAGATCCACCATTACAATGGTCACCTGTGCATCCGATCCAAGCAGTTCATCATCTGTAATCGTTGCAAGTTTTTTCTGTACTGCATCATTCGTGTATAAGTCAAACTCATAATCCATAGATGGTGCATATCCTACCACATCAGATCTTTCACTTGCTTCATCTACGTACTGCCTACTGTATTCTGTGGAATTTTTCCCATCAGACAGCGATGTGAATCCTGTCATTCTGGTGTATGTCTTTCCATCACCCGCAACATCCATAAACGCAACTCGCTTATGTCTGCCTACTAATTTCTTTTTGCTTGTATCTCCTACCATGATACAACCTCCTATCTGTATATTACTCTGCAAATCATCTGATACCGCCCCAGGTCAGCCTCTGCACTAAACAAATAGCCGGACTGCAACACGTCTACTCTGGTAGCATCGTGCCCGTCCAGCTCTGGGAGAATATCATTCATGTTGTTACTTTCGACCCACTCTTCAAAAGCCTGATAAAAGCCACTGTTGGCAATACCGGTTCTAGCATCACCGTCATACGCTTCCTTGCTCGTGAATGCGAATTGAAACTGTTTCAAGCAGGTCCCATCTGTGTATCTCTTGTAGACAGGATCCGCTCCGATCGGATCAATGGAATACTCCATTCCATTACCTAAATAATCAATATTTATCTTCCGATCATCAATATCCGGATTCAGCATTACATAATCCCGGATACTCTGAATAATCGGTTTTTTACTCTCTTGCAATCCTCTCTGCTCCTTTCAGGATTGGTTCTTTATGGCTTGCTTTCATAGTTTCAAACCATCTTGGCTTACTTTTATTTTCATAATACTGCCG